CGGAGCCACTGCTGCGGTATGCCAAGCGGCTGAACGCTCACGGCGATGAAGAGCTGGCCACGGCAGCAATGGCCCAGCAGATCTATGAAAGGCTGGTGACAGCAAGATGATGGTACGATTGACGATACTGGGAGAGCCACAGGGCAAGGGACGGCACCGGGCTGTGCGCCGGGGTGACCATATTGCTACATATACGCCCAGGAAGACCAAGGACTACGAGGACGAGGTGCGATTCTGCTACCGGCAGGCATACGGTGACCGGATGGCCTTTGCTGTGGATGAGCCTGTCAGTGCAACAATCATTGCGGCGTTTGGCATTCCTAAGAGCGCCAGCAAAAAGCGCAAGGTGGAGATGATGGCCGGCAGGGTGCTGCCTACCAAAAAGCCGGACACGGACAACATCGCCAAGATCGTGCTGGACGCATTGAACGGCCTGGCCTACCCGGATGACAAGCAGGTTGTGGAGCTGCAAGTGCTCAAGACCTATGACTTGGATGGCTATGTGGAGGTCGAGCTGCGGAACTGGAGGACACGGACAGATGGCTGAACAATGTGCATTCTATGTGCGCTGTGATCGCTGCCGGTATGGCCGCAATCTGGGCAGCAATGAATACGGCTGCCGCAAACACCTGGCACCGGACGGAAAGACGATACACAGGGGGCAGTACAGCTGCGAGAATGGGAGAGAAAGGGAATGACAAATTACGAGCGAATAAAAAATATGAGTATTGATGAAATGGCAAGGGAAATCAATCACATAGGCAATGTTCCTTGCTATCCTTGCAATGACAGAAGATGTACAGGAGATAGCGGTAATTTTATCAAGTGTTGCAAAGGTATAAAAGAGTGGCTTAATAGTGAGGTCGGAGAATGACAAACTACGAAAAAATCAAAAATATGAGCATTGATGAAATGGCAAACGCTATAAATAATGGGTATAAATCAAACACCATTTGTGATTATTGCATATACAAGGAATTACCTTGTCATGGTTTATGTATTCATGGGGTTGTATATTGGCTCAATAGCGAGGTGGAAGAATGAAAGCAGGAACACATAGAAAAAAGTATGAGTATATACCGCCTGAAAAGAGAGTAGGCAAAAAAGAGCAACAAAGGATAATGCGTAGTGAGCTTCGTAAAGCTATGCGAAAAGCAAGTCCGTTTTATGCTTGGGTACAAGATAATTATGGAGGGTATTTATATGGATTGTAAAGATTGCACACATTTTGATGTGTGCAAAATGTATGGTGCATTCCATACAAAAAGACGGATTTATAGTAAATGGAAAAACTGCCCATTCAGAAATGACAAAGAAAAGTATGTTGAATTGCCTTGTAAGGTTGGCGAAACAGTATATTGTCTTGATGACATTGTAGATAATGAATTATGTGCTGACTGTGAACACTATTATGAGGGCGGTATGGGTGATTATCCGAGTTGTCAAAAAACTCGTTATGGTTTTAGACCTGCGAAATGTATCGAAATTATCGAGATAGTCGCAGATAAAGATTTCGTATTAAAATATTACAACGAGTTTGGTGAAAAAATATTTCTTACCAAAGAGGAAGCAGAATCGAAGCTAATGGAGCTTAACAATGGAACAACCTAAAAATCAGTATTGCAGATATTGTGCAAATGCTCTTGATTATAACGGCGAGTGTACCGATTTCATTTGTACAGCAAATGCTCTTTGCGGAAATAATGGTGCAGGTAGGTTTTACAAAGCTGTTAAAGCAAAAAGACCTAACAAATGTAAACATTTTGAATTTTTGAACGCAGATATATTTAGGCAAGATGAGAACGGAAATTTTGCAGAGTATAAGCCAAGAACAGTAGTTAAAAGTGATTATGAACAAATAAAAATGGGAGATTAACTATATGAAGAAAGCAATGTTGAGCCAGCCGATGGCTGGAAAGAGTGAAGCGGGGATTATCGCTACAAGAGAGCAAGTAATCCGGGTGTTTAAGGAAAGAGGCTACGAAGTCGTAAACACGCTGTTCACTGACGAGTGGTATAGCGACAAAGCAATGGAAGAGCGAGGCGTAGTCAATATCCCGCTGTGCTTCCTTGCCAAGTCGCTGGAGAACATGAGCAAGTGCCACGCTGCTTACTTCTGCCGTGGCTGGAAACAGGCAAGGGGTTGTCAGATTGAACACGCCGCAGCGGTGGCCTATGGATTGGAAATCATCTATGAGGAGGACGACGAATGAACATTCAACTGGACAAACAGGCGTTAATGCCTGTACGAGCGCACGACACGGACGCAGGGCTTGATCTGCTATCACCGGTGGACACGGTAATTCCTGCACATGGAGCGGTGACCATTGACACCGGGATACATATTGAGTTGACACCAAATACCGCAGGCTTTTTGAAGTCAAAGAGTGGACTGAATGTGAAATACGGAATCACCAGTGAGGGTGTGATTGATGTGGGCTACACCGGAAGTATTGCCGTCAAGCTGTACAACCACAGCGGTATGGATTATTCTGTATGCCGTGGGGACAAGATCAGCCAGCTGGTGGTGGTCAATATCGACACTCCGGATCTGGTGCTGGTGGACAAGTTGGCGGACACCGAACGCGGAAATGGCGGGTTCGGGAGTACAGGTCGCTAAGGAGGCACCCAATGTCAAAGTCAAAGCAGAAGAGCTACGGAGATGCCAAGGTTATCTGTCCTTACTATGACAGCCAGGAGACGGTACAGATCAACTGTGCACCGGCAGTGTATGATAGTTCCGGGCTGCGTGTGGTATTCCGGTCTAAGGTCAAAAAAGATGAACACATGCGGTCATTCTGCACCTCTTACTGCTGGAAAGGCTGTCCGCTGGCACAGCTGCACGATGACGCATAGCAATGGTATCATCGGGGGGGTGACGAAAGTCACCCTCTTTTTGTTATGCTAAATCATAGTGAGGTGATCAAGTGGACTGGAATAGGGTGAGGCGTGAATATGTCTCCGGCAGTAAGAGCCTGCGGACCCTGGCAGACGAGTACAGCTGTTCACAGTCCACGCTGCGTAAGAGGGCAGCTAACGAGAAGTGGACGGAACAGAGGAACGACTACCGGGCCAAAGTGGAACAAAAATATATGGACATGTCTGTGGAGCAGGAAGTAAAGCGCGTTGAGCGGCTGCACTGCCTTGCGGACGATCTTATGGATAAGTTGGACCAAGCCATAAAGGAGCTGAATGAAATGTGCTCCGTGGAGCATCAAGACGGCGAGTACAAGGTGGTGCGTGTGCCAGGTGTGGCTGTGGACCGTGCCGGCGCCAAACAGATTGCTTCCAGCTTGAAGGATGTAAAGGATCTTCTGAATGTGCGTGACGATCTGGACAGACAGGAGCAGCAGGCGCGCATAGAGCACCTGAAGAGCCAAAGCGACAGCGTAGCTGCAGGCGTACCAGAGGTGCAGGTGGTGTTGTCAGACGAGGTGAAAAAGTATGCCAAGTGAAGTGTTGGACCTGGGCACGCCACAGCCTAAGCAGGTGGAGTTCCTGACAGACACCCACAATGTTGTTGCCTTTGGTGGTGCCAGAGGTGGTGGCAAAAGCTGGGTAGTGGACTGCAAGGCTAAGGTGATGAGCTACGCCTGCCCGGGTATTACGCAAATTATTGTGCGCAAGACTTATCCCGAGCTGACGGAAAATCATATCGTGCCACTGACCAGGGCGTTGCAATGCTATCATCCGGATAGGCACCGGCGTCTGGCCGTGTACAACGACAGTAAGAAGACGATCACATTCCCTAATGGCAGTCGCATATTGTTTCGCTATTTGGAGCGAGAGAAGGACCTGGGACGCTTCCAAGGCACGGAGTGCGATATCATGTACCTGGATGAGGCCACGCAGTTCACGGAGGATATGTTCAAGACTTTGTGGGCTTGTGTGCGTGGTACAAATAGCCATCCCAAAAGAATGTACCTTACCTGCAACCCTGGTGGTGTTGGTCACCAGTGGGTCAAGCGACTATTCATTGATCGGGTGTACGATGAGAATGAGAACCCGGAGGATTATTCGTTCATACAATCCCTGGTGACAGACAATCAAATACTGCTTGATAACAGCCCAAAGTACCTTCAGCAGTTGGACGCGCTGCCTGCCAAGGTACGCCAGGCATGGCGGTATGGTGACTGGAATGTGTTCTCTGGCCAGTTCTTCGAGGAATGGCGGAATAACCCGGACCACTATACAGACCGTAGGTGGACCCATGTGATAGATCCGTTTGATATTCCTGCCGACTGGAAGGTGTATCGCTCGTTCGACTGGGGGTACAGCAAGCCATTTTCTTGCGGCTGGTGGGCTCAGGGATATGATGGTGTGGTGTACCGCATTAAGGAATGGTACGGCTGCACTTCACCGAACGAGGGACTGAAACTGCCGGCGGATATCGTATTCCAGAAGATCAGAGAGATAGAAACGCATGACCCGCTGCTGGCGGGCCGGCATATTACCGGCGTAGCAGACCCTGCTATCTTCGCCAAGGATGATGGGTATTCAATTGCGGAGACGGCAAACAGACACGGTGTGTACTTTGAGCGCGGCGATAACACCCGCATAGCCGGGTGGATGCAGTGCCATTACAGGCTGATGTTTGATGAGCGTGGGTACCCGATGATGTATGTGTTCAAGAATTGTAAGGACTTCATCCGGACCATCCCTATGATGATGTATGACGAACACAAGGTGGAGGACTTGAATACGGAACTTGAGGACCACGCAATGGATGAGTTCCGTTATTTCTCCATGTTGCAGAAGATACCGCCCAGGCGGAAGATACCGGCCAGAGCGCTGGCAGACGATCCTCTGGATCAAATGAAGAAAGGATATTGATTATGGCTAAGCAAAAGAAAAAGCCGAGTAAGGAAGAATTTATGCAGCACGCCCAGGGGCAGACGGAACCGCAAAAGAAGCCGGAAGATACCGTAGCGCCCGCTGCTGGTGACCCGATCAAACAGGCGCAGCAGTTGGTGGACGAAATGTCAGTCGAGGAGCCGGAAGAGGAAGAACTGCACACGATTACAGAAGAAGATGTGCAGCGGGCTATGGAGCTGCTGAATAAGTACATGGCTGGTAAGGCGTCCGTAGATGCCCGAGTGGTGGCCAACCAAAACTGGTGGAAGCTGCGACATTGGGGCAACTTCAAGTCGGATCACGGCAAAGAGGGTGACAAGCGCATTAAGCCGGCGTCTGCATGGCTGCATTCCTGCGTGGATAACAAGGTCGCTGACTATATGGACAATTTCCCTGAGCCAAATATTCTGCCGCAGGAAGAAGGCGACAAGGAGACGGCCAAGCAGTTGTCTGCCGTGGTGCCGGTGGTGCTGGATGAGAACGGCTTTGAACAGGAGTTTGACCGGGCAGTGCACTCCAAGGTCCTGAACGGTACAGGCATATACGCTGTGGTGTGGGATCAGGACAAGCTGAATGGCCTTGGCGATGTGAGCGTTAAAAAGTGCGATATCCTGAATTTTGCTTGGGAGCCTGGGATTGAGAATATCCAAGACTCGGCCAATCTGTTTCATATCACTTCTGCAAATAACGATGTACTGGTGTCTCAGTATCCGCAGCTGAAGGACCGATTATCCTCTATGCACAGTGTGATACAAACAGAGTACCAGTTTGATGATACGGTGGACAAGAGCAATCGCAGTCAGGTGGTAGACTGGTACTACAAGGTGAATGTGGACGGCAAGAATGTGGTGCACTATGTGAAGTTCTGCAACGGTGTAGTGCTGTATGCAACTGAGAATGACCCAGAACGGAAGGATACCGGACTGTATATTGACGGCAAATATCCCTTTGTGTTTGACCCGCTGTTCCGTGTGGCCGGAAGTCCTGCCGGATATGGCTATGTGGACCTCTGTAAGGAGCCGCAGGAATATATTGACAAACTGTCCCAGGCGATGTTGGAAAACGCGATCTGGAGCTCTGTGCCGCGCTATTTGGTGCGTGACGATGGCGAGATCAACGAAGACGACTTCGCGGATACTTCCAAGCATTTCATTAAGGTGGGTAACAATGTGGGCCAGGACACCTATGCGCCAATCGTGATCAATGGCATAGACGGCAACGCCTATAATGTGCTCATGCACAAGATTGACGAGATGAAGGAGACCAGCGGCAACCGTGATGTGTCCAGCGGCGGTACAAGCAGCGGGGTAACGGCAGCCAGTGCAATCAGCGCTATGCAGGAAGCCGGGAGCAAGACTTCACGCTGGCAAATCAAGGGCACATACCGGGCATACAAGGAGATCATCTTGATGGTGATCGAGCGTATTCGGCAGTTCTACGATATGCCTCGTGTGTTCCGTATTACCGGAGCGGATGGATCTGTATCGTTTGAGACCTTCTCCAATCAGAATATGCAGGAGCGGCGTATTGAAACGCTGTTTCCGGACGATGAGTATTACCAAATGCCCAACTTCGATGTAGATGTATCGGCCAGCAAGGCCAGCCCTTACAGTAAACTGGCTCAAAATGAGCTGGCAGTGCAGATGTACAACCTGGGCGTGTTGAACCCGCAGAACGCAGATCAGGCACTGGCACTTCTGGATATGATGGATATTAACCACAAAGACCGCATAGTGCAGCGGGTCCAGGAAAACGGTACGATGTGGCAAACGATTCAGCAAATGACACAAGCACTGAACACCAGTAATGAGATCATCAAGCAGTTGACTGGTCAAGATCTGATGAGCGGTCAGGATATGACACCGGGTGCAATGAGTGGTGCGGCGGTGACAGACACGCAGTCGGTGGACACAACGCCGACCGCCAGCGACAGCTTAGGTAACACAGACAAATACCAGGACAACTCTCTTGCAACGCAGGCACGCAAGAGAGTAGCCACAAGCACGAGTCCGGAATAATGACTACGGTACATATTGGTGCTTGCGCCGTAGAACTGAAAGGCCACGCCGATGCGCCACGCAACGAACAGGATCATGACCTGGTATGCGCTGCTATTTCTGCCCTTACCTGCACGCTGGCAGAAGTCGTGCGTAGGGCGTATGTAGCTGGTGCTCTACTGTGTGAACCACAGATCAAGATTTCTCCGGGAAATGTGTGTATTCGTTGCGCACCGATGGCAAATGAGAGTACGGTGCAGGCAGCGTTTACCTTTTTTCGGTGCGGGATGGAAATACTGGCCGATAGCTATCCGGGGCATATCAAAATAAGCTGAAAGGGGGGGTGACATGATCGCCCCCTCTTTTGTTATTATGCGAGTAAAGGGTTCGTCCACCTGATACGGACAGAAAGGAGTTCCTATGAGAACAGACAAATTGATGCCCATGTTGCTGCAGCTTTTCGATGGTGAGGGCGGTGCAGCAGACGGCACCGGCAGTGCGCCCGCCACGCAGAACAATACGGCAGACAATACTGCGCCCGCCACGCAGGATGGTGCTCATGAGAGCACAGCGGAAGACCTTGACAAAGAGTTTAAGGCTCTGATTAAGGACAAGTACAAAAATGCGTATCAAAAGCACATCAACGCTGCAATGCAAAAGCGGTTCCGTGCTGATGAAGCCGCACAGGCACAGTATGACAGGGTGTTGCCCCTGCTTGATATGCTGGGCGAAAAGTACGGCGCAGACGCTACGGACCCGGAGGCACTCATGCAGGCCCTGGAAGACGACAACAGCTTTTACGAGCAGGAGTCAGTTGAGAAGGGTGTGCCAATCGAGTCACTGAAGCAGATGCACAAGCTGGAGCGTGAAAACGCTGCATTCCGCCAGGAAATGCAGGAACGCGAACGGCAGGACGCAGCAGCACAGCAGTACCAGCAGTGGCTGGACGAGAGCGAGGCGGTCAAGTCCTTGTATGGGGACGCATTTGACCTGGACACGGAACTGGCAGACCCTGAGTTTGTCTCTCTGTTAAAATGCCCCGGCATCACGCTCAAGACTGCCTTTGAAGCACGCCACCTTACCGAGCTCACCGGTGGCGCAATGCAGTTTGCCGCTCAGAGTACAGCGAAAGCCGCTGCAGACACGATCCGCTCACGCGGTCATGTGCCAAAAGAGAACGCATCTTCTACCGCTCCTGCGGTCAAGACTTCTGTCAACATTGCTGCCTTGACAAGAGAGCAGCACCAACTCATCAACAAGAAAATTGCGACAGGGGAATTGAAAACGCCGGAGGATATCAAACGATTCCTTAGCGGCAAGTAAAAACCGATCCTCTGTCAGAAACGGAGGAAACATGAATAAGAAAATGAACCTGCAGCTGTTCGATGGCACCGCTAATATGGCTGCAACGACTGACACCGGCCTTGCGGCTGAAATCAAGGAATATTACATTAAGGAGCTGCTGGAGAATGCCAAGCCCAAGTTGGTGCATGGTCAGTTCGGGCAGAAAAAGCCCATTCCGCGCGGCTCCGGCAAGGTAGCAGAGTGGCGTAAGTTTTCCAGCTTGCCGCCTGCTCTTACCCCGCTTGTGGAAGGCGTAACGCCTAATGGCACCAAACGGACTGTGACCGCCATTAAGGCCACTGTGAGCCAGTATGGTGACTACATTAAGCACACCGATATGCTGCAGACTGCCGCGTTCGATAATGTGATCGTGGAGGACTGCAAAGAGCAGGGCAACCAGGCGGGCAACACAATTGACCTGGTGACACGAAATGCTATGCAGGCAACCACCAGCGTGGCTTATGCCGGCGGCAAGACTTCTCGTGATACACTGACTGCGGCTGACAAACTGACCGTGGCTGATGTGAAGAAGATGGTCAACGAGCTGAAGCGTCGGGATATTACCCCCATTGATGGCTACTATGTCTGCATTATCCACCCTGATGTGGAGACGGATATTATGCTGTCCAGCGAGTGGGAGGAAATGCACAAGTATGCGGATACCACCGCTCTGTTCGAGGGCGAGATCGGTAAGATTGGCAAGTGCCGTTTTGTCGACTCTTCCAACGCTAAGATTTACAAGCAGACTTCCGGCTCCAAGCTGGCTGTGTACGGCACGCTGTTCCTGGGCGCCAATGCTTACGGCGTTACCGAGCTGGACGGCCTGGGTCTGGACTATATCGTTAAGCCGCTGGGCTATGGCGATGATCCGCTGAACCAGCGTAGCTCCACCGGCTGGAAGGCTACGCACGGTGCAAAGATTCTGAACGAGTATGCCATCATTCGTTTTGAGAGCTGTAGCTACCGCAGTGCAGACACCAGCACCACGGAAAACTGATTGGAGGACTATTAAGAATGGCTGAGAAGAAAGAAACGGCTGAGAAGAAAGAAACGGCTGAGAAGAAAGAAACTGCACCTAAGTGGAAAATGGTGCCTGTGCTTATTCCGCTGGACCCGATGAACAACGAGAGCCACATGTTTGCTTCTGTGGCGGGCGTTGGCTCATATCAGATCGAGCGTGGTATCCCGGTAGAAGTGCCGGAGCCGATTGCAGAGGTAGTCAACCGCAGACTTCAGATGGATGCAGAGAACGCCAAGCTAATTCAAAAGCTGGCTGCACAGGCAGCCGGTATGTAACCGACAAAGGGCGGACGGAATATTCCGTCTGCCCTTTTTACTATGAGGAGGGAACAACAATATGACGATTGCGGAAGCAGTCAACCAGGCGGACAAGCTGTGCCCCAACACGACCTTTTCGATGAACGAAAAAATCGCCTGGCTGAATAGACTTGATAAACAAATCAAATTGGAAATTATGGACGCCAGAGAGGGCGCACCAGCCTTTGCCGGGTACACGGAGAAAACTCCGAATACCCAGGAACTGCTTGTGCCGTCTCCCTATGACGAACTTTATATACATTACTTACAGTCCCAAATGCTGCTGTACACCGGTGACTTCAACCGATACAGCGCTGTAAATTCTGTATTCAATACAATGCTGGCCTCATTCCGCAACCAGTACAATCGCACGCACGCGGCCAAGAATGTGCCGCTGCGCTTTTAGGAGGTGCGAGCATGCAAAGACCAGTGCTTAGTAATGTGAGCAACAACCGAGAGATGATCTCCACATTCCTGGGCTATAATCACCGAGTTGTGCAGCAGGCCGGCGAGTTCTTTAATACCGAGAATATCACCTTGGACGACTACCCTATGCTATCCAATCGCGCACCGATGAACCGGTACAAGTATCCGGAGTTTGATGGCGAGGTTGTAGGTGAAATTTATACATTAGATGGTGATGAGCGTGTGTACAATCGGATGTCGATTGTGAATAGTGCGTTTCAGGTCCACAAATATGGCAAAGCAGGGGACGAAATAGGAAGCTCTTTGGAACCGAAAATTGTAGTTTGGAGGGTTATGACCATTCGCTACTTTATTCGTTTTAAGGCGGCATTGAAAGAAAAAATTTCGGTAAGATTAGGACCAGATGGTTCGGATCCGTATGGTTTCGATGAAGCAGTTTCGTATGTTGGATTTGAAGCTGCTCTGTATGGTGATGTGTGTATTCATATTGGATCAGACGAACACACTTTTGATAATGGCGTTTTTTTTGCGCTTGGCAAGAATGTGAAGATGGAAACCGAAACGGATAAAGTCTTAGTGGTCGATACGATCTATAGGGAACATGAATTGGAAGCAAAAAGACCCATTTACAAGGACGAAACACAGCAGAACGCTTCTGATAAAGAAATTATTGATGCGTTAGAGCAGGAAAGCCTAAACCATACACAGAACGATGTAGATTGGCTTAATACACGTGATCCACGAGCATTTACATTCATTGATGTGGCGGCTTCCGGTAAGAATGTTGGCTGCCTAATCAAAAATCAGCAGATCACAGCAGCATTCAATGATGTTTTGTACTATGGCGGAGGTCATTATAGCTTCAGAGAAAAGCTGTCTGAATTGCAAGCCGTGGACGGCAAATTGCAGTTGTTAAACTTCGGTACGAAAATCCTAATCTTCCCATACGGATTGTATTTTGACACGGAAGAACCGGACAAGGGTGTGCTGCCGCTGGCCTTCGACAAGACGACTGACACTTATTTCAGCTGTGGTATGTGCAGTGCGGACGGTGCTCCGTACACGCGGTTGATATATAGTGCTGCAAAACCTGCCGGTGCTGCTGTAGGTACTTATGTTGTGCGGTCAAGCGGTGACCTAATGGCCGTGCGAGGCAATGGCGAGTTCAATACGGTTGCGGCTGCCAGCGCGTGGAAGCGGCAGGATAAAGACCCTGGCACAAAAGGCAATGACTATTGGCTGGATACCACCGGGACAACAGGTAGCGGACTTAAAAAATTTAGTCAGGGTACGCTATACAAAAATGAAGATGGTGCTTGGGTGGCAGTCGATAATGTGCTGTTTTCAAATACTTGGTTCTACGCATACTGGGTAGATACCACTAACGATGATGCACCTGTGTTCAAGGCTTATTCTGCCACAGCAGACGATTGGATCGCGGTTCCGGTGACCTATGTGTTTGTGGACACGACAGATATCAAAGACGATATACTTACTTCCGTTAAGGCAGGTGATACGGTCAAGTTCTCGGTGTCTGCAGGCAAGAGTGTGTTCGTTACCGAATGGGCGAATGTACATTCTGTAGCCGATGACGGCAGCCGGCTGATTGTTAAGGGCCTTCTGCGTGCTATTGATTCCACATATCACTGTCCAAACAGAATAGAAAAAGTGCTTCCGGAATTTGACTTTGTCACTGTAGCACAAAACCGCGTGTGGGGCTGCAAGTACGGCAAAGATTCCGCAGGTAAGCATATTAACCAAATCTACGCCAGCAAGCTGGGCGATCCGACCAACTGGTATTGCTTCGAGAATACAGCATCTGACTCTTACGCATTGTCCCTGGGCGATGACGAGCCGTTTACCGGCGCAGTGTCCTTAAACGATATGCCGTACTTCTTCAAACAGAATAAGATCTATGGCATTTACGGCGGCTATCCGGCGGCATACCAACGCATTGCCATTGAAGATCGCGGCGTTGAAAATGACTGCTCCGGCTCATTGGCGGTGCTGAATGGAGCAGTATTCTATAAGTCGCTGGACGGCGTGTGTGTATTTGATGGCAGCACGGTGACCAACATTTCCGCTGCCCTGGGTAACACACGATACACAGAAGCCAACGCCGGAAGTTCCCTTGGCAAGTATTATATTTCCATGAAGAACGAGACGGACGGCGGCTACGAGACCTTTGTCTATGACCTGAATACCGGCCTGTGGGTGCGTCTGAACGGAATGCGGTATCTGCACTTTATCACGGATTACACCGGGTCGGTCTATGCAATGGACCCGAACTGTATTTTCCATGAGCTTGGCCGACACAACGAGACCGCTTTGTCCGGACTGGAACTGTACAAAACGGAAGACAAGGTGGAATGGTACGCGGAGACCGGTGCCATAGACTTTTCGTACCCGGATAAGAAGATCGTCAGCCGTATTAACCTGCGGGCTAAGATTGCGCTGGGCGCTGTGCTCAAAGCGTTTATTCAGTACGACAGCAGCGGGCAGTGGATCCAAATGGGTGTGTTGACCGGTAATGGTACACCGAAGACGGAAGTATTGAATATCGTTCCGCAAGCCTGTGATCACTATGCGCTGCGGTTGGAAGGCTGCGGAGATGTTCGGGTGATCAGTATTGCAAACACAATGACTTTAGGGAGTGACTTATGACTTTTAACATTGGCAAGCCGTCTGACGGCGTAACGGATGGTCAGCGGATACAGCGTCTGTATCTGTACCTGAACCAGATGGCAGATAAGTTGAACTATGCGCTGAACAACATGGATGAACAAAACCTGACGCGGACTTTTTTGGCGTCATTAACCAATGGCGGAGACAGTGATCAGCAGAGTACAAAAGGCCTGAAAACGGAGCAGGTGGACGAGATGATCCGGGACGGTCGGTCATCCGCTCTACTGTTCAGCGGGAGTACCGCAAAGGCTGGCGATACGATCACTCTGAATGACAGCGTGGACAACTACCGCTTTCTGCTTATCCGCTTTAGCAATAGCTGGATGCACGCCCTGTGCCCTATTCTGGACGGAGACCGTAGCTGCACTGCCGTTCGCGGATCGCATACGAACATTAGCGCAACAAACAGCTTTACTGTGTGGTCCGTGGACGGCGACTATGCAGGAAATAAGGTAACGATCGACAACTGCTATTCTGCCAATGTGAAAAGCGGCAGCGTGACGATCACAGCACGAACAATATCGTATATATGGGGGATCAGATAAATGGCAAAGAGCAAACCGAAGAAAAGCAAGCCCAAACAGACGGCTGCGCAAAAGAACCTAAGCAGCTGGACAAAAACAGTCAATAAGTATAGCGGCGGATGGACCAATTCCAAGGACTATAAAGCACTGATGAAGTCCAAGGAAAAGAAGGACATGGACGCCAGTGTCAAAGGCTACAATTCTCTGTTAAACGGCGGCTATGGCGGGTATGCCAAGGCAAACGGCTTGACGGACTATACCGCCCGGCTGCAAAACATGTTGGGTGGCATCTTAAAGTCAAAGTTTTCTTATGACGCAGACAATGACGCTGCATACCAGGCCTACAAGGCACAGTACCAGGCGCAGGGCCGTAATGATATGCTTGACACTATGGGCCAGATGGCGTCAGCAACAGGTGGCTATGCCTCCTCTGCGGCGACTACGGCGGGTAATGCTGCCAACCAGGCACAGCTGAACAATCTGTCTAATATACAGTCGCAGCTTTTATCCCTGGCATATCAAAAGTATGACCAACAGCAGCAAGGCAAGCAGAACGCCTATGACCTTCTTGATAGTGTGAATCAGCAGCAGTATGGACGGTATCAGGACGCTGTGGGCAACGCCTATAACAAGATGGATTACAACACGAATCGGTTCAATACTTCCTATTCCAACGGTTACACGAAATGGAACGATGATCGCAGCTTTGCCTCCGGTCAACAGCAGTATTACGGCAACCTGAACGAGAGCCAGCAGGCACGCAAACAGGAAAGGGCTATTGCCGATCGGAATAACAAACTGCAGCGTAAAATTCTTAACAAGAAGTAAGGAGGAATTGGATGAGTTACAGTTCTAAGACCAGAAAAGCGCTTGGCAAGGTGAAACAGTCTGCGGCAACCAAAAATGCACAGAAAAACAGGAACGACTATGACAAAAAACTCAGCGCAATTGGCCCTTACCGTAACGGTACATTCGCTAAGATGGTAGAGGGTGCGGTGGATGATATTCTCAATCGCCGTGCCCAGTCTTCCAATTTCGGCAACGCTGATGTGTTCGGTGATTATGCCAGAGACTATGCGGCGCTTTCTAAGCTGGCAGCAGCGGACACGCAGACTAACGCAGAAGAGAATATGGCCGGTGGCTATGACACGGACTACACCGTGCCTGCTGCCCAGCAGAGCTATATGAACGGATTGGCCGGTCAGAATGAGGACTTGCTGTCCAAACTGTCTACGGCAAACCAAATCCACTCCGGGGAAATGGATAATAAAGCCGCCGGTGGGCAGCGAGCCAACGAGGCCGGTGCGTTTGATTACCAAAAGTACCAGGACAAGGTGGAAGCTTTACAGAATGCACGCTCTCTGTGGGACGCAGCGGTGGAAAAGACCGGTGCGGTAGATAGCCAGGCATACAGTGATAACCTGTCCTTCCTTAGCGATATGGCTAAATACGAGGGCAACTTGGGTGAGAGCAAGGCGGACAGAGCGCTCTCCAAGTGGAAGGCTGATCAGGATTACCAGCTGGATGTACTGCAGTGGAAACGGCAGCAGGAGGAAGCTGCCAAGGCTGCAAAGGCTGCAAAGGCCGCAAGGGCTGCACGCTCTTCTCGCTCTTCCAGATCCAGTGGACGCGGTGGCTACGGTGCTGGTTTTGACACTGGCGGTAAGAGAAAAAATAAGGTGAAGCCGGAATATCATGGCGTACCAAAAAGTGAGATACTCGCTTTGGGGTATGGCCCAATCAGCGAGGCAAAATTCGACTACCTTATTGATAGCAAGGCGGTTGAGATTAAAGAGGATAAAAACGGTAATCTGCATGTGAAGAAACGCAATGTGAGCATACCGCCCAATCCCGGGAAGCCGAACTTTAGTTTGGGTACAAAACTGTTTTGAATGGCGAGGAAAAACTATGGATATTAGAAAAAGCAAAAATTTTGCCAAAGTGGTACAGCATTCCGGCGCAGCTGAGCGCGTTGCTGAGGACACAAGAAAAAATTCCAGATTTTACGATCCGAAAAAGAAAAGATATGAGTATGACGACCCGGAAGAGGAGATCGCTGATGTATTGGCCCGCAATAGCTACAGGCGTAATGAAGTGCCTGAATATCATCAGCAAACGCCGGAGGAGAGTCTTGCACAGCGGCGCCAAATTATCCGTGCGGCCGATGATCGGAGTGATCTTGAACGCTTGCAGGATGAGCGTAGGTCCTATGCACGGCAGTATGGTGGTCAAACACGCAACACCATAGACAAGCTGATTGGTATCGCATTGGAGCGGACGGATAGCGAGCGCGCCGCAAAAATGCAGGAGGAAGCCAACCGGCACATGGCTGCGCTGGATGAATATGATAAAAAGATCCAAAAGATGGAGGAATACGAGCGGCGACAAAAAATCGTCGACAAATATTCGGATATTCCTAATCAAAAAGATTATGCTGCTAAGTCAAAGCAGATCGACAAGTCCAATCAGGACGATGTATATCGCAAGGTGAACGGATTGTCTGAGTCCATTGCCAGCGTTGCCAGTAATATAGGCACGGACAATGTGGCGATGTGGAATAACCGCATGACCAAAACGATGGACGATGAGAAATATCGCCAAATGACTGATGTGCAGCGGGGCACATACAATTATCTGTATAATACACAGGGCGCAGACGCTGCAAATGAATATATATCAGCAATTAGCAAGGATTTGCAGCAAAGAGCAACCGAAGCTGCTGTGGAGTCGCAAAAGGAAATGGTTAAAGACGGTGCTGTTGGTGCCACCGTGGCAAATATCGCTTCTGTTGGTGAAAATCTAATGAGTGCACCGGGTTTTATCACCAGAGCAGCAGCTAAAGCAACCGGCCATTCCGTAGATGATACATACGATATTTTTAATCTGTCCGGGAAGATGGCTAACGCTACTCGCGAAACGACCGCAGAAGAAATTGCGAATCAGGACTATTGGAAAGATAAAAATACTATTTTTGGAAACACCGGTTCTTGGATCTACAATGCAGGAATGTCTATGGCTGATTCGGTCGCTGCTATGCTGGTCGGCAAGAGTCTCGGCGTGGGCTTAGCAGGGGGTGAAACGAGTGGTGCAACACTTGAAAAGGTAAAGAACATTACTAAAAAAGCCACCTCACTGATCATGTCATCACAAATGGCAACGCAGACGGTTACAGACATGAAAGAAAAGGGCTTTTCTGACGATCGTGCGCTGGGCGTAGGTGCACTGTATGGCGCAGTTGAATATATCGCTGAAAAGCTCGGTTTAGGTGGGATCCTAAGTGCCGGCGGCAATGTGTTTGCACGCCTTGCAAAGAGTTTTGCGGCAGAGGGTTCGGAAGAAGTAGCAAGTAATATCCTTGATCGCATTGTCGATACACTGGCAAACGGCAACCAAAGCGAAATGATGGCTGCTTTTGATGAATGCCGTGCCCAGGGGTTGAACAATTCCCAAGCGCTTGCCAAAGTCGTGTCTATGGCCGGTCAAGAAGATTTATCAGCTTTCTTAGCCGGTGGCCTGTCCGGTATGGCGATGAGCGGCGCAAACGAAGCAATCATGTCTGGAGAACGGCATTTGCAGCAAGATAGCTATGGCAAGAATGTACGCAGTAACGGAAATGCAAAAAAGTTGATTGACGCCGGGTTGACAGCAGATAAGAATTCTAAGCTGTATCGCATTGCCGCCGAGCTGGATGATGCAGAGGATAGCGGCAAAACTATATCCAAGCGGCAGCTGGGAAAGCTGGCTATGGAAATGCAGACCAGCGATGATGCTGCGACTACGCAGGCTCAAAAGACCGTGCTGGAGGACGCTGTGCGCCAACGGCTGCAAGACAGCGGCGTTAAGAACGTGGACAAGGCCGCCAATCGCTTTGTGAGCAGCTATTTTGACGGCGAAGGGAAGATTAAAGGGGACAAGACCACAAAGGCCTTGTACGCCGAGCTGCAGGACAATAGCACTGACTGGGCACAATCCACTACCCGCAGTATGGCCTATGAAATGCTGCGTGGCGGTTCTTCTGCTGCATATATGAATGAACTGCTTGTAAACCCAAAAGCAAAAGGGTATAATGAGTTCAAGGACACCTATGGTGGTATCACTGAGGCTAAAATTGCCCAGTTGGAGCAGGAACGCTTAGAACAAGAACCTGCCGAACAGAGAGAGACTGAGCACGGCTCTGCGGACACGAGTTATAATGCGCTGGTCACTGAAGCTGCCGCGCCGGTGGATTTGCAGCGGGCAGAGCCTGTGCCGGAGAGCCAGGTGAAAGGCGTTCTTAAGGTGCAGGACGGCCATACCGTGGTCGAGCTGCAAGACGGCACGAAGACCACCACGGATGATGTGCAGTTCAACAACCCCAACACCAAGGCGGTTTACAAGAGCGCTGCCAAGTTTGGCTCCCTGGGCGCTTATGCGCTGGTCAATAATTACGACAGCAAGGTCAACCCTTATTCCTATCTGCACGCGGCGGAGAGCTTTTACAACGCCGGTGCGTCAGGCAAGATTACATTTGACCAGGCAGCCAATACACTGTCTGCACCGATTGAAATGGGGATTATGGACCGTGGTGCTGCCAATGAGTTGTTCCTGAGCGGTCAGGAGCAGTCTAAGGAGATCGGCACCACCAAGACCGCCGTTACCAAAGCAAATAAGAACCAGGGCGGCGTTGTAACGCTGACCGGAGAAGCTACGGTTACCCCGCAGGAAAAGGAAGTCCTGGATCGTGTGGCGGCCAAGACTAAGCTGGATATTGTGCTGGACGGCAGCCTGGAAAGCAACGATAACGGCTATATTGATCCTGCCAACGGCAAGGTGGTGCTGAACCCGGACAGCGGGCATATCTACGCCACGCTTATGCACGAGCTGGGCGAGTACACCCACGCCTACAACACGGCGGAAATGCTGGACGCCTGCCGGCCCATCGTGGAGTATATGCTGGCAACCGGCGATTATGCGCACGATGACAAGATTGACCTGCTGCAGAAGTATGTAGATGGGTACAGCGAGAACGGCAAGCAGTATTCTATTGAAGATGCCGTCAGCGAGATGATCTTTGACTTCATCAGTGGTGAAGCCAGCACGCAGGAGGGCGGCGAGAAGTTCGCCAAGTGGCTGGCGGAAGATACAGACCTGACCCAAAAAGAAAAGAAGTCCGTTATCGAAAAGATCAAGGACTTCTTTACAAAGCTGCTGGACGCTGTGCGCAGCGTAATTGAGGGACAGGGTACACTGAATACCACTGCACGAGCCGGTCAAAAGGCGGCGCAGCAGGTGCCGGTGCTGGACGACTTTTTTAACGCACTGGACAATGCCATTGACAACCGCCAAAGAATGTTAGAAGGTAAGCATGGCGGTGAAGCAGAAAATAGTCAGTCCGAAATTCGCCATTCTATTGAAATTACAGAAGACGGCGAACCGTGTGTCGTTATTGATAATGATGTACTGGCTGGCGTGCCCAAGTCGCGGTGGGCGACAAAAATCAAAAATATTTTGTCTGAATATAAATCAGGTGTAGATTTGTGGGGTGGCGTAGTCAAAGTAAATGCCATTAGCAAAAATGAGTTTTTGAATTCAAAATACTCTCAGTACCTTAAAGCAAAGGAAAAGACAGCCTACAAAGATAAACTGCTATCCGCACAGAATTTGGATGAGATCCTGAAATCCGGCAAAAACAAAAAGATTGAAGACTTGAAGCACAGCCGAAATGATAGCTTCAAGCAGTTTGCACATTCTGATGTGCTCCTTAAGGTTGGTGAAAACGGATATACCGCTGATGTGATTATTGGCATAACCACACAGAACGCGATGGTGTTCTATGATATCGTGGATATGCGGAAGGCAGATGTGAAAATAAAAAACGCAACCCCTCAAGGCTATGCAAATAGCAGGAAGCCTTTTAAGCAAGGGATTGCGTCTGACAACAAGGTAACACAAAATGGACCTGATGTCAATACTCATTCTATGCAGAATGGACAAAAAAATGCACAGAACGGCAAAAACAACACCCGACATTCCTTGGAAGTGGACAGTCAGGGCAACGAACTGACGGAGGCGCAGCAGCGGCGGTATAAGAATGTGGCGCCGGAGCTGCGGGACGAGGACGGTAAGATCAAACCGTTTTACCATGGTACTGCCAGAGCGGACCGGGTAGGTTATGTGTTTGACCCTAAGCGGGCAACCTCCGGGCCGATGGCGTATTTTACGGACGATCCGGATATTGCCACAAATTACAGCAGGGATAAAGCAGATACTTCTCTCGCCTATGATAGCGATTATGACAGCTACGAGACCCAGTTCCAGGTAAACGGCAAGCCGGTTACAGAATACTGGAACACCTTGACCGCAGCTGAAAAGAAAGCGATGACCGAGAAGATCAAGCAGGTCACGCTGGACGACAACGATAACATTGTCTTGGAGCCCGGCAATCAAATAGGCATTGGTAGCTTTAGCGACTACGAGCTGCACCGTGCCAAGGGCAATGCGCTGTCCGTACTGGTAGATATGTGGCTTGGTGATGGAAATCTTTGGAATGAAGAAAGCCGTTTCTTGGATGTGCTAAAAGCGGTGGGTATTGATCAGGCCCAGTACAACGACCCGGACTACCGGGAAGAAAAGGTGTATCAGGCTTATCTGAATATTACCAATCCGTACAACACCGGCAAACTGGATCAGTCCTTTATTGATGATTTGCAGTCGTATGTGGACGATGCAGATATGAGCCGGTATGACACAGACAATGCCCAGGCGGATATGTGGGATAAGAACGGCATTCCTATTGAGGATTGGCTGGAGCGGTTGCAGGACGATTTGGATAACGGCACAACCCATGCTTGGACCACGGTCCCGGATGTAGTCACAGACTTCTTGAAGGATAGCGGCTATGACGGCATTGTAGATCAGGGCGGCAAAAACGGCGGCGATCAGCACACCGTTGCGATTCCGTTCTACTCCAATCAGATCAAAGAGGTTACCAATGGTAATCCTACCGACAGTCCGGATATTCGGTACTCAAAGCAAATAGAGGTTGACGAATTTGACGAGGCCGGATATGATGTGATTAACACCACCGGCAAAAAGGGATATGCGGACTTAAAGCGTGAGGTTATGACTTGGGACGCAGACCGTCACATGAATGAGGTGCGCTGCATTACCATTGGCAGCGGATTTTATGTTTACAAAATGCTGGATACGCCCACAAGGGATATTTTAGTGTACAAACCACAAACCGCAACTACCAGGAGGGAATTTAATGAAATCCGAAAAATCACTCATGAAAGAAAGAATGCTGGTCCTGTTTCAGTTTCTGCACAACTTGGGTATATCGGACGAGAAGTGCGAGGGGATAGCCAGTTATCTGGGGTGGAATCTGGACAACATAAACGCAATGCTTCTGGCACTGGCAGATCGTTACGAGGAGAAGGGAACGGTAACAGAGGAAGAAGTGCTGAAAATGTGCGTAATGATCAGCTGCAAAAAGGACTAAACGCTGACAGCCGCAAGTCCAAGAGCATTGACGACACCGGGCGTACCTCTCTGCTGCGGGATGACAAGCGGTTGGTCGAGATGAACATTACCCTGCGCCAGGTGTTTGACAGTCAGGAATTGGAGACCGGGCACCATACTTCTCAAACCCAGGTACAGCGTGTGGCCCGACAGCTGAAAAAGTCCACCGGCAGCAAAATGGATACACCCCGCCTGATGGTGCAGCTGAAAGGGCTGTTTGACTACATTGGCAACAACGATGATGTGACCTTTTCGTCTGTCATGGACCAGGCAAAAGAAATTGCTCATGAGCTGCTGGATAGCACCCCGGAACACACGGTGCGTGACGAATACGCCCAGGAGGTTTTGGACACGCTGCGGGGTATGGCAATCACGCTGTCCGATGAGCAAAAGGCGGAGACGGCTTGCCACCATGATCGGTACGGCAACTACCGCAAACGACTGTTTGGTGCGGTCAATCTGGCTAAGAATGGACAGCCTTTGGATAGCGCTTGGCAGGAGCTGGCTGAACTGTACCCGGGCACTTTTGATGCTGAGGAGAACAGCCAGAACATGCCGGAGCGACTGCTGGAGATCGTGGAGGAGTTGAAAGACTCTTATTATTCTTATGACGGCATGGACATGGACGATGCTGCCACTACCGTGGCCTATGATATTTTCGATTTGTACATGGACACTCCGGAGTACAAGACCTATGCCCAGCGACAGAACGATCGCTTTACTGCGATGCAAAACAAATACCGCAAGCGGCTCCAGTCCGTTAAGGATGATTACCGCCAGCGGTATGAAGAGAAGCTGAAGGCGGTACAATCCAAGAGTCGGCAGGACAAAGCAGATATGCGCACCCAGTACGCCGATCAGCTGAAAGCCCAGCGGCAGCTATACGCAGAACGGCGGCACCGCGATGTGGAAAAGCGGCGCAAGACGGTGCAGAAGAACAAAATCAAGAAGCAGATACTGGACTTGATGAGCCTGGCGGCAAACGGCGGCAAAGAGCGCCGGGTGCCCAATGGACTTCTGGACAGCGTGAAAGAACTGGGTCGGGCTGTGGTACTGGACGGCAAAGCCGGGGAGAGGCTGGACGGCTACCTGAATAAGGTGCGGGACGGCTTCGACAAAATAGAAGGCAATGATAGCCAAAAGACCGAGTATGCTACTCTGGTGGAGGACTACAACAATTTGTTTAAGGGACAAATCCTCCAGTTAAAGGAGAGCATTGGCGACAAGTCCATTAACGACATGACCGCTGATGAGCTGGAAAAAACCTATCAGCTGATCCGGTCGGTCAAAAAGGCTGTTACCAACAGCAACCGCCTATTCAAGGCAGAGAAAACTGCTACGGTGGAGAGCCAGGGCCAGCAGATCATTCATGAACTGAAGGGCAGCAAAAAGGATCCCAATGGTAAGAAGACCAACGAGCGTATCGAGTTTATGAAGGGCTTTGGCTACAACGCATTGAAGCCGGAGTATTTCTTCAGAATGCAAGGCTCGCCTACGCTGGAGAAGCTATACCACAACTTGCGCGGTGGTCAGGACACCTGGGCCCGGGATTGCTACGATGCGCGGCAGTATTCTCAGCGATTGAAAGAGAAGTACCATGCCTACAACTGGAACCAAAAAAGGACCTTTACTTTGGAGACCCAGTACGGCGAAAAGCTGAAATTCAATTTGCAGCAGCTGCTCTATTTGTATGCGCTCAGTCGGCGCGAACCGGCAATGCAGCACTTGACCCAGGGCGGTATGGTGTTTGACAAGGTATCTACCCGCTCCAAGCGTGGCAAGCGCATTGTGGAGCTGACGGACAACACGGCGCACCCGCTGACCATAGAAGACATTGCCAAGGCCACCGATATGCTCACCAAGGAGCAGAAAGCCTACGCCCAGGATATGCAGCGCTATTTGGCGGATACAATGGGCGCTAAGGGCAACGAGGTATCTCGGGTGATGTACGATATGGACCTGTTTACGGACAGCGACTATATCCCCATGCGTTCCGCCGGTGATTATGTGCAGTATATTCAGGATAAGGCCAACGGTGACGCCAAGATCAAGAACAGCGGCTTCACTAATCAGCTGAATGTACACGCCAACAACGCCCTGGTCATTTCGTCTTTTGACGATGTGTGGGCCAATCATGTAAATGATATGGCATTGTACCATGCGTTCACGCTGCCGCTGGAGGACTTCCAGCGGGTGTACAACTACCACACCCAGGTGGGCGAAAACGGTACGGTGTCGCAGGCAGTGCGTGGCTATATGGACACGGAGTCCAAACGGTATATTGAGCAATTCATCCGAGACCTGAACGGCGGTGTGCGACCGGACAATGGCTCACGGTATGTGAACAAGGGTATCAGCCTGTTCAAGAAGGGCGCCGTGTTTGCGTCTGCTTCTGTGGCTATCCAGCAGCCGTCTTCGATCGCCAGAGCGATGGCGATTATTCCAGCTAAGCATTTTGTGGCCACGACTGTTAGTAAGCGGGATTATGCACAGCTGAAAAAGTACGCCCCGGTGGCTATTGTCAAGGAGATGGGCTACTTTGACACCGGCATGGGCAAGACGGCCACGGACTGGATCAACGAAGACAAGCCGCGTGGATTTGGCCAAAAGTTTGGAGCGCTGTTTACGGATAGTGACTACCGGGACAGCGTGCTGTCTGCGCTGCCGGAAAAGGCGGACGAACTGACCTGGGCACATATCTGGAATGCCTGCGTACACGAGGCCAAAACAGATTTTCACCTGACCGGTGAGGCTGCATACCAGAAGGCCGGGGAACGGTTCTCTGAAGTGGTAGACCGCACCCAAGTGTATGACTCTGTATTTTCCCGATCCGGTATGATGCGTTCGTCTGATAACGCTATGAAGATGGCAACGGCCTTCATGGCTGAGCCCACCACTTCTCTGAACATGCTGGTGGACGCTGTGTACCAGGTGAAGAACGGAAATGCCCCCAAGTCCTATGGCACAAGGGTTGTTGGATCGCTTGTGGCAGCTGCGGCGCTCAACGCTATTCTTCAGTCTATCGTTACCGCAGCACGAGACGATGATGACGACAAGACTTACCCGGAAGTGTACCTCGGTCAGCTGCTGCCGAATATGTGGAGCAACTTGAACCCGGCAGGGCAAATTCCGATGCTGAAAGATGTAGTCTCTATTTTTCAGGGCTACGATGTGAGCCGGGCAGATATGAACCTGTTTGCGGATTTGTATGACGCTGTACAGGCTATGGATAGTGATACCATCAGCACTGGCCAAAAGATCAACCGCTTGGCCGGCGCCTTGTCCGCCTTTGTCGGTCTGCCATACAAGAATGTGGCCCGGGATGTGCAATCTGTATTCAATGTGATCCACAAGGCCACCTTGGATATGCACACAGGCGCAACCGGCACCAAGGAAGTGTTTAATGACGAGATGAAGGGTCAGCTGCTCATTGATGATCTGCTGGAGAAGTTCGGCATTGAGATGTTCCCGGATACAGATAAGTCCGCAAAGCTCTATAAGGCTGTTTCTACCGGCGATCAGGAGACCGTTGATCGTATGCAGAGAGAGGCCGGAGACGATGAGACCTTTAACCGTATGCTGGTGGCTGCGGTCAAGGCCAATGATCAGAATGCCGGCAAGGCTGCGCAGGCTCATTTGGAGGGTGACTATGACGGCTTTGATGCTCGGCTGCAAGATATTATCAAGCTGGGCTTTAGCGAAAAGATCGCTGTTAAGGCAGTAGATGGTATTGAGTCCGCCGCCAAGGCATTAGTCACGGCCAAGGAGAATGACGACGGCACAGAAGAGTATAAGGCGGAGTACAAGGAGAAGTTTGACCAAGTGGTAGCCACCGGCTTTGATGCCAAGGCGCTGGAGAAGTATGTGAGCGATCATGTAGACACCAGCAATGAGCCTAAGGGCAATTTGAAGTCACGCTATGATTACAGCGATGTGGCGTTGGCGATCAGTAAGAATGACAACTCTGGCATCAAGCGTATGCGCCAAGATCTGATAGACACGGCTGTCAAGAACGGCTATACCAAGGACAAGGCTGAGGATATGGTGGACAAGGCCATACGCCGAGAGTTCGCCAAGTCGGATGAACGGCTGCTGCGTGCTGCGGAAGCCTATAAGGTTGGCGCGTTTGATACATACGAGGCGAATGTGCGGGCCATTGCTTCGGATGACTACTTCACGATGGATGAAGTGGCAACGATGGCTAAGGGCCATACCAACAAGACCGGCATACCGTACAGCAGCTCCGATGTGGTCAAGGCTATGGATACCAGTTCCGGCAAAGTAAAAAGCATTATCTCACAGCTTGAGAAAGCCGGAAAAGCGGGCAAAGACGGTGCTTATATCAAGAGCCGCATTACCGCTGCGTACAAGGATAAGTACATTAAGGGTGATGAAACCACCCGCCGAAATATTCGACAGAAGATGTACAATACCGGACTGTACACGGCAGACGAGATCTATAAGCGTACTAACGCCTGGCTGAAGAGCAAATAACCCGCAATCGGGGGGGTGA